GAATGTCGGGATCCCCTGGCTCAGAAGGGTCTGGATCAGGGGTTTAAGAACAAAGAGTGAAGCCACTAGGCTTGCACATCTCTGTTCTTCGCGAGGATTCCCCACGCCAACGCGTGAAATGATCCTCGGAGCTCTGGCGAAGCACCAGAAGTTGCTTCGTTCAGAGATGACCTATGTCCCTGAGGAACGCCTCAGGGTGGTCTTCCTTCTTGCCCGAAGAATCGGGCGGAAGGTTCCAAGGTCTGATTTCATCAAAGAGATGATCAGTCCTTTTCACATAAGCTTGACAAATAGTTCAAGCTTTATGTACTCCCGGTCCGACGGAGGTCGGGCTGCGGAGGTGCAACATGAATTCACCCTTTGGGCGAATCATGTTCCAACAGAGGAAACACAGCGCAAACATGTGCTGGGTTCCCTCTTCACCGAAAAACCTGGCTTAGCCAGGTGGAAAACGGTGATATTGGAGCCCATCTCCGAAAAGGAGATGAGCCTCAATTTCGGTGACCCTCTTCCGGGAGGTGCCCTCCTGGAAACGCGGAAAGCGGGGTTCAATAAGAACCTAGGGTACCAACTCCTCCAATGCGCTGCTGATGCAGGCATTAAAAGAGGAGTTCTGGATAAAGATTACAATGTAATCGATTATCCATATATGCGTGCCACAGTCTCATCAGAGCCTGGTGGCAAGGCACGTATAGTAACCGCCAATGAATGGTGGGTTACTATACTCCTGCAGCCATTAGGGCACCTTTTGGTGTACCTGCTGCAGACCATCCCACAGGCACGCGCTGGCTTATTTGCCAGTGAACCTGCATGGGAATGGGCCGAAGATCTTAGAAAATCTTCTAAGAACTTCGATGAGAAGCTCTATCATTCGATGGGCTTACTCACCAGTGATCTATCGGAAGCGACAGATCACTGTCATAGGAAAATCTCTCGAGCTGTGCTCGAAGGATTCCTAGAAGGAGTCGGAGCGAATTGGCGCACCGGCTACTTCCAACTAGCTATCAGTTTACTAGTAAGTAAACGGTGGCTAGTTACCCGCACCCCACCATAGTGAGGTTTGCGGCCATTACCAGTTCCAGCTGGTTCCAGTACTCCTAAGGAGTAAATGGAGCTGGCAGGCAATGCCAATGGGGCTGGACAGCTGGTCAAAACGCCGCCCAGGGGCTTAAGCCCTTTGCATCCCCACTGGGGTTTCGTGAAAACACGAAAAATTTCGTAATTTATTACGAAACGACCATGCTGCCGCATATCGATCAGTGGTTACCGAAAGGCACCATCTGCGAGTGCGGCCCGGTCGCGGCGACTCTGGAGGAAGACTCTTTAGAGCCTTTCCCCAGTCCTGACACCCTTATCTGCTATAAAGCAGACATGCGTCAAAAGGCTCTTAAGAGCCTATTGACCATGAGGGTGCGGGAGTTTTCTCCCAAACATCCAAAAGCGCATAAGCGCTTAAAGGATTGTTTTCCCCTCGAGCCACACATTCAAAAGAAAGTGGTAAACTGGCTCGTAGGACACGGGCTGCTACGCCGTCGCGTAGCAGAACGTCTTGTTACGCTCCCACTCTCAGAATGGGATCGTATTGAAAGGATTTGGCTAGCCATGGAAGACTGCCTTTTCCTTAGCTCTCCTGAGTGTTTCATACACAAGGAGAGTTCTACTTACATACGCTACCTCTATAGGTGGTGTGTAAGTACTACCATTGTTTGTGGGTATGAGTACCTACTTAAACAATGGAAAGCCTTTTGCGTAGTAATACGCTTTAGAGGCTTTAATGCAGTTGGGGAGTGCCCAAAAGGGCCCCAACGCTTTCCCGGCTTCACTCCATCCGGAGAATGGAAGAATGTCGGGATCCCCTGGCTCCGAAGAGTTTGGATCAGGGGTCTAAGAACAAAGAGTGAAGCCACTAGGCTTGCACATCTTTGTTCC